CTAGTAACTGGTGTCACTTTTGCGGGGAGCTTTTCTGCAAACTCGTCTAGGTCAATGTAATCCTTGACCTTACCCACAACCTTAACGTCACGCGCTGGGTCATCCTTAAAGTTGTGCGTGTTTGGTACGCGCAGTATACGTGCTGCATCCGCAGTCACTACAGGATCAGCATCTAAACCGAATTCGGCGCACGCCGTCTTCAATCTTTCCGCTACAGGTAACCATTCCTGTCTGGAATACGGGCGTGACAAAACCCAGTAAACGTGAAGCCCACGTCCTGAGTTTACGATAGTAGTACAGGCAGGTAGGCCGTACTCATGTATAAAATTATGTAACGCAATTAGTGCATCGCGCTGTGTTTCGTAGGGTTTGCCGACTCCACAATCAACATCTAGGAACAGAGCTTTCATTTGTAAGACGTTTTCGGCCTTACGATTTACATCCTCCACATACGTGGCCGGAGTGTAATAAGCATCGTACCCTTCAGCATCAAATTCATGTGCAGCATTAGCAGCCGCATCTACTGAACTATAAAATTTCTGTATTGTTTTGCCGTCTTTTATCCCTACTATGCAATAGTACCCTTCGTTTCCGGCAATGGTACTAAGAAACTCCTTAGTTTCCATAAGATTCCCACATCAGAGAAATAGGGGCACCGTAGTGCCCCATTGTTTTTAGTCATCAAATTCATCAAGCAAACTTGCAAGATCGACATCGGCTGGTGCTTCAACCTTTTTCTTTTTAGATACCTTGACCTTGGGTTCCTCAACTTCTTCTGCTACCGCCTCTACCGCTTCTACTTTTGGCATTTCTATCTTGGGTAGTGCGGGAGTGCTATCTTCTTTCGGTTTAACAGTAAGTGCAATAAGTTTCTCAGTGTCTTCCGACTGCTGCACATCTATTGCAATTTTAAGTTCGTCTTGCTCCAACACACGTACTGGTTTGAAACACAGCTTAGGTGTAGATGAGTCTGTATCAAAACGAATTTCTGTAAGTAAGGAAGCCAACGGAGCTTTCTGGGAATCTAGGAAACGTGCATACGTTTGTAGCCCCATCTTCTGCTTGTTGTCACCAAACACACTAGTAGCTGGTAACTGTAGCTGGTAAACCTCGTTCGACTTTATGTTGCCATCGGCATCCGCAAGCAGTACCGCAACACGTTGTGAGTACCGACACGCACGGCCTTCACCCATACCAGAACCTTTAATGTTTTGAGGACAATCAAAACATGTCTCTGACTGACGGTCTCCATCAGCTACTTCTTGAGAAGGACGGCCTGTCTGTGTATCAGCAGACCAACACGTAGGAGGATTAGTAGCGCCAGCAGTATACTCACCAGCAAAATACATACGTGAGATTGGGGCTGTCTTTACCAGAACCACGTTTATAGCACGTTGCTCTAACTCGCCAACTTCCTGACCGCTAACTACCTTACGGAATACGCCGCCACGAATACTAAGTCTGTTAACACCTCCAACAGACCCTCCCCTACCAGACGCATTTGTATCTGGCTGTAGCTGCCCGAGTAAACTTTTATACTCATCAGGCATGTTTTCAAACATAGTTATATTACTCATACATCATCCTCATCGCTGAAATCCAGTTCAAGTTGAACGGGTTCGTTTTGGTCTGTATCGACCGGTTCTGGTACTTCCTGTTTCAAAGCTGCTACCACTTGCGGAATGTTAAATCGGTATGTGTTTGCCACCTTTATATAAGTGTCTTTAGGCACATACCCTTTAGCTACCCATTCGCGGACGGTAGGGACTTTGACATTCAAGTACTTAGCTAGTTCCTCAAACGAGACATAACTGTCCGTCATTTCTTTCTCCGTACTGTCACAGTGTATTCGCTATCACTATTTAGCCCCGGTGGTAGCAGTTCGGGGTTCTCCTCAAGAAACTGCTTCATGTTTCCTTGATGGATTCTTTTCTCAAGCAGATCAGGGACTTGGTGCTCAAGGATAAACTTACCCATGGCTTCCCAATCGTTTGTTGAAAACTTGGATTTAACAGAGCGGTAGAACGTACCGTTCTCTGTACGAACAGATTCGACACCGTTATCTTTACAGTGCAACAACAATACTTGTTCTATCTTTTTGAGCTTAGTGTTAAGCTCCTCTTCCTGCTCTTTGAGAGCAGCTTGTACTTCAGCCTTCTTGTCTCTGATCTTTATGTAGACCGAGACCAACCTATCAAGGTCGTAAGTTATCTCAGCAGGCATCGCATCATCTCCACAATTTATAATAGTTTAGCTAAGTTCTCCTTGGTTTGGCGCAGTTTAGTCTAGTTTTTATTATAGTTCAAGCACATTAGTGTATAAATCGATCATCTTGGAATGGACGTTTATTCGATCGTCCAACATCTTGTATATGTGCCTTTCCACCCTAGAACCTTCTAGTTGGATTACGGTACATGGATGTTTCTGCCCAGTACGGTGTACACGAGCGTTGGCCTGTGCGTAGGTTTCCAAAGAAGATGTTGGCCCCCACCATACAATCGTGTTTGCCGCAGTTAGTGTTACACCGTGTGCAGCCGCTTGCGGTTGGATTATCAGGACTCTAGGGTCTGGGTCATCTTGGAATCTACCAAATATCTCAGTGCGTTTGGACGCACTCACATCACCTCTGATAATCTCGTTTGTGATACCGTCAGCTTTTAGCTTCTCAGCCAGTACGTCAATGACGTGCTTGAACGGTACAAAGATAAGAACCTTCTGGCTGGACTCGTCGATCACCTCACGTAGAACCTTGTACCGATTCTTAATATCAAACTCCACCGTCTCTCCAGTGTCGGTATACACCGCACCGCAGGATATTTGTAAGAGCTTGTTCATGTTAACAGCAGCATTAGCAGCAGAAATTTGTTCCCCTGCCGCTACCGCAACCATCTGGTCTTTAAGGGTCTTGTAATATTTCTTTTGCTGTGGGGTTAGTTCGACCTCACGTTTTACGTAGGTCATGTCAGGTAAGTCTAGGCACTCATCTTTCGTAAACCGAATAGCCGGTTGGAGTGCATTGAATACTGTATCTGTAGCATCTGGTTTGGGTAGCCACTTAAACTGTGTAGCCTTGAACATAACCTTGTCCCTGAACGCCCCAAAGAATCTGGGCACGCCAGCAGGATTAACAAGTTTAGCTATCCCATACGCATCTACGGGAGACTGCGCGGCTGGAGTACCGGTCATCATCCACAACCAAGTATCGGGTTTAAGTAGAGAGTTCAGTACTTTCCAGCGTTTAGATTGCGAGTTCTTGTAGTGGGTAGCCTCGTCCACAATGATCAGGTCAAACCCACCTGCTTCGATATCGTCTTTAACTATCTCCACGCCATCGTAGTTGATAATGACGTACTCGGCTTCTCCGTTGATTATCTCCTGCCGTTTCTTTTTAGAACCATGTGCTATGTCTACTGTGCGGTGCATAGCAAACTTAAACAAGTCAGCCCGCCACGCCGAATCCATAATAGATATGGGGCAGATAATTAGGACACGGTTGATTATCCCCTCGTCCAGCAGAAAGTCTGACGCCCAGATTGCAGAGCCGGTCTTTCCGGTGCCCTGCTCATTAAAGCAAAACCCCCGGCTATTTAAGGTTAAGAAAGAGGAAGTTGTTTTCTGATGCTCGAAAGGCTGGTACTTGCCTGTCCATTTATACTTACCCAGTATGGGGGATGGCACATCTCTGACGTTTAAGTTTCGTAAAACACGGGACTCATCTACACCCCAGTTAACAATAACGTCATTTGCGTTGAGTTGTCTGCTCTTTGGTATCGCCGCAGTAATTTTTTCGGGATTACGAACCCGCAGAAGCAAGCCTCTGTTATCGACAATTTGCATCACTCCTCCTTGGAGTTACTTCTTAGTTTTCTTTTTCTTCTCACGCTTACTAGTTTCAGAGACTAATCGTCCACTAGAATCTCTCTTGAAAGATCGATTACGTGATTTACTTTCTATCTTAGTACCGTCAGAGTTCTTGCCACCTTTGCTCAGTGCTTTCTTGTGGCTTACATCCTTGCCCTCTCGCTTGTCGGCTTTGCCGTTCTTGTTTTTGTCTACGCCTTCCTTGTCTATCTTACGCCGTGCACGCTGCCTTTCCATACGGTCAGCATGTTCACCACGCTTCTTCTGTTGCTCGTACTCTTTCTTATAAGGACGTTTCTTTTTTGTATATGGCATCATCGCCTCCCATTATGTGGGCACTCAGTTACGACACAGTGTGCTCTACAAAGCCCTGTGGGTTTAGGGTTCCATACGTCATTATCGTATGATTTTTCCAGTGTAGCGTAGGCGGTTAACCACTTGCGCCACAGTTCTGTTTGGTTTTCTATGGTATATGTTTCTTTAATGAAAGCCTTACATACCACAAACAACAACCCACACTTCACCTTCTTTATGTCAGGGAAATGTCTAAAGACGCACAGAGCCATTAGCTCTAGTTGTCCTTTGTCTGCATACTTAGCAGACTTGCCGGTTTTGTAATCTATTACTGTAGCAACGCCGGTTTTTTCGTCAACTATTAATAGATCGGCCACACCTCTAAACCAAACACCGTCATCAAAGAATCCACACGGTTCTAGCTTTTCAGTCAGCCCCATCTTGTATTCGCAGAGCTTCTCGCCTTTCATGCCTTTGAGTTTGTCTAACGCACCCAAAGCATAGTCAAATCGGGGGTCTAACTCTTTAACTACACCGCCGACGTAATCTTCTGCGGCCTTGTGAAACTCGTTTCCGTAAAAGATAGCTTCGGTTTCAAAGTTTTCCTCGTAATCTTTTACTACCTTTGTGTGGTAATACTTCTTCGGACACTGATCAAACGTCTTTATGCTACTGAACGACCACGCTGGTTTGGTATCCACTCGGTACACTCTCCGTAGTTTTTGCCGATCTCCACGTCACCACGCACGGGAAGGCCGTTCGCCCACTCCGGTGTGTAACGCATGCAGGAGTCCACGTAGATAGCAGCTTCCTCTACCTCCGTGTCTCTGACACAGCATACCACAGAATCGTGTACCGTTAGCAAAATAGGGTACCGCTTAGATATCATTAACATCTGTTCGGACATCACACAACGTGCTATTCCCTGACACACGTTTTCTATAACTTTACCGCCGTAAATCTTAGTCCAACCCCGTCTAGTCTTGTACGAAAACTGAACACCTTTCTCTGTCTCGTCAGCTTTTAGCTGGTTGTAATACATCATCAACCCCGATGGGAGTTGAATAGCGTTGAGATTTGGCACCACTTCGAGTACACCCTTACGTCCAAGTTCTGCGGAGTAGTCTTGGTAGATGCGCATCAGTGCAGTCTGGGCCTGCCGCCATAAATTAGTAATTGAGTCGTTCGTGTCCCTGTAGATACGTACAATACGTTCTGCTTCCGCCGCTTCTACGTCAACCCCGAACGTCTTAAGTTGGTCACGGAATCTTACTGCCCCCATTCCATATCCGGCTCCGAGGATTGTAGTCTTACCGATGAAGCGTTGGTGGGCAGTAACTTCGGATTCAGGCACACCATAGATAGCCGCTGCCATCTTCTTGTATACGTCTTCCCCCTTCTCAAAAGCCTCGACCAGATCATTCTGACCGGCTAACCATGCGAGTACACGCGCCTCTATCTGGGCAGAGTCGGCTTCAACCAGTGTGTATCCTTCCGGTGCTACGATACATGACTTCAAAACTTTAGCGTTCTGACCCCGACTTGGTAGGTTCTGTAGGTTAATCTTATCCTGACCGCCCCATCTGCCGGTGTGTGCTGCGTAGTATTTAATCGGTACAGGTAATGCGCCGCGCAGTGCGATATCAATAAACCTTTCTGTACGTGTTTCCTCTAGCGTACTCTTAAGTCCTATGCGAGCTGCCACTAATGCTTGCACCTTTGGGTCTTCGTGTTCTTGGAGAGCCTTGAATGCTTCATCGCTTTTAGCAAAAGCAAACGTCTCTTTACCTGTACGCAAACTTGTTTTGGTTGGAGGGATAACACCTAGTGATTCCAACGCCTTAGCAAACTTAGGGTTGGACATAAGCTCGTCCTTCTCAATCCCGCATTCTTCGAGCAAGCGATCTTTTTGAATTTTTAGATTCGACAGGTGGTCTTGTAGTTTATCTATGTCTAACTCAAGCACAGGGTCTATAAACATACGCAAGGTCATATCTATAACTTTAAGTTCTGACCTCGGAAACTTGCGCGTAGTCATAAAGATATTAAACAGTTTGTAGGTTAGCTCTACATCTTGGATACAGTAATCCCCATACCGTTCTAATTCGACATCGCTGAAATCTTCGCGGCGTTTGTCCAGCGCATGAATTACTTCGTCTCCTTTCTCTCCGACATCGTACATCTCTGAGAGTCTTTTAAGTGACGCACCTGCATCAACACCGTGTATTGCACGCGCCATGCAAAGAGTATCAAGGTATAAACGAGGGTGAATATCAAGCAACCAACTAAGAATAGCGCCGTCAAACAAAGTGTTATGAGCAAGTACAGCACAC